TTTCAATAGGTTGATTTGGAGTTCCTGGAACTTTTTTTTCAAAATATATAGGAAAAATAGAATTAATATTTTTATTTGGCATATCACTTATAAAATTTGGATCATTTTTGAATTTATCTTTAAATTGAAACTCTGGTAAATACTTAAACTCGTCTTCTTTTAACTCATATTTTGGTTTATCAATATTTTCTTCATCTGTTGTCATTAAATCTTTAAAATCAATCGTAGGTACTGTTGGATCTTCAATTTTTTTTTTAGGTGTTCTTTTTGGTCCTCCGCCAGTCATTGTATTACTATGTCTATATATTAAATCAATATAATTAAATTTGTTTTCATACAAAGGGAGTATACATCCTTTATATATGCAATAATTTATTAGTAGTTTGATATCTGAATTTTCTTCTCTATTTTCCTTCCACTCCAAATTAGCTTGATTCGAAATTATTCTACTATAATCTTCTTCTTCTCTGAAGTTAATACCTGCAAATTTTCCATTATTCTTAAATTTATCATTACTTAAACCAATCAAATAAGAGACTACCTTAGTGAGATTCTTGGATGTATTGGATATATCCAATATAAATAAAAATACTCCCTCTTCTATTTTTTCATTTTTAATAACATCTTTTGAAGCTGTAAAATACATACAGATATGACTATCAGAGGTGTTAATCTCACTATTAATATTACTAATATATTGATTATAAGCACTATTAAAAAAATCATCTCCCAAATCAGCTAAATAATCCGCTTTATCAATTACATATTCTATAGGCATGTTATTATTAATATCTTCATCTACAGATATGCTATCTTCATCTACAGACATGGCATCTACAGACATGGTATCTTCATATTCAGACATATTGGAAAAATTGTATTTTAAATAGCCATTAATATTATTACCACTAATATCTTCATCATAATCATCCATAAAATTTTTTCTTTTTGATAACATAATAATATTATCAATAATAAACTGTTCGTTATTATAATTATCAATATTATTACCACTAATATCTGCATTCAAATATTCGATTAATCGTTCTTGACCGGCTTGATTCTGTGTTGTATTCTTTAATTTATTTAAAAGTTCTTTCATATATAAAAGCTTATTTGATTGATTTCCCAATAAACTTATTTTTTTTCTTGAATATATTTTACTTTTTGGGTTTTTACTTGCTGTTAAAGTTAAAAGAGATTCAAATAAATCGTAGTTGTAATTTTTAATAGTAATTGTATAAATACGATAAATAAATTCTTTGTAATTATCATTTGTTAGTTTTATTTCAACAGGTTTTGTAATAGTTAATAATAAAAATACCAATAATAATTCTGGATGACTCGTGATGAAATGCACATTATTATTTTCTTCTGCATCTTTAAAACCTCTATAATTAGTGCTTAAATATTCTTGTAAATTATTATGAATATTATCTATAAATCTATTAGATATGATATTATTGATAAATGGCACCATATCGCTGCTTCTAGTATCATCTATTATTTTTGGTAAATAATTAATAATATCTCTATTTTCAATAAATGTAGTAGTAGATGAATCTACACCCTCTGATGTTTCCCTACAACATAAAACTCTCAGATGCCAAATTTCATTATATATATTTGGAATTGATGTTTCTAATTCTTCTATAGTATCATAACACATATTTATCACCGTATTCCAAGTGCATCTTTGGTCAGGTTCCATATAACTTCGTATATCATTTTTTATTAGTTTTTTATAGTTTTCATTTAAAGTATTTATATTTCTATTTATAGTATTATTGAAATATTCATGTATTTCTGGTATATTATAAATTCCTTTTAATTGTTGTTTGTTTGTTGCTATATCTAAGTCTATTGTTGGTGGTTCTGATGTTTTACCATCATTGTTATTTAATTTAGCTTTAAATTTATAAGTTTTATAAAACCATAATCCAAATGCATTCATATAAGCTTGTGAACCTTGATATGCATTACTACTAAGATCTTTACTATTGTAACCTTCGTAATCTGACTTTTTGAGTGAGAAAGACATAGGATTTAATGCATAATAGTTTACTTTTTCCTTTTTACTTTCTGCTACACCCAATGTATCTGTAGACAAATTATTAATATAGTAAGCATCATTTTGAATCGATAAATCCTGTGCAAAATTTGAATTCGTAGTAGATAATTTTTGCATTACTTGATTACCTACATCATTTACTAAATGAATTGGTTTAACTTTATTTTGATGTGCACTAGTGAATGCTTTATGACCATATTTATTTCCTAATCCTATTGATTCAAAATCACAATCTTCATTGTAAATTACGCTTCTTTCTTTATCTAATTCTAAACCATGACAAGATAATACAAATGTATATCTACAATAAGTATCAATAGGTGTTATACTGTCTATATCTATTTTATTAAGTAATTTAGAAATGTCATCTTCATCCAATAACTCTGACATATTTTATATAATATAAAAATATTATATAATTATTTATATAAATTTTATGCCAAACACATGTTTAATATATTTGCAATTTCTAATATTAATTTTATAAAAAAATTAATGTTTGTTTGATAACCTTTCTATTTTTTTAGTATCTTCATCATATTTTTCTTTTATTCGCTTTTGAAGAGCTAACTTTTCTATCTTAATTATTTTTTCGGCTTTTAATACTGTATTTTCATATCTTAAATTTTCTGGCAATAAATACTGTTCTGCTTTATATTCTTCTATATCTTTATAGTGCTGTTCTACTGCTTCTTTATGAAATTTACTTGGAACTAGGTTTAAATCTAAATCCATGATTCCATTATACCCCTTTACTAAATTAGAGCTCATTTTATTAGTTTTTTGTATAAAATTGAAGAATAAATATTTTTCAATTTTGTAAATAAAAATAAATTAAAATGAATGTTACTGATTACTATTTGGCTTATAATACAGTTTGTAAAAATTACAACATACCAAATGATATATCCAGATATATTTTCAATTTTGAAATTGAAAATGTAAAAAAAAAAATTATTGAAAAAAAAAAAAATCAAGATTCAAAATTTTTATTCATCAAGGTTCAGGAAATAAATATAAAGATTCAAAAACAAATGTTTTTACAAATGCTAGAATGCCCATTAAAAAGAGAATATATTAGTTTTACAGTGCATGAAACAGACCTACCGCACAAAAGCCTTAACATTTATGAAATAAAAGATTTAATAATAGATTTTATAAAATCATATGAAATAGATTTGAAATTTAGTCACTATTGTTGCGAGGAAAAAGGAGTCATGTTTGAACAAGACAAGTGTATTCTTTATTAAATTCTTCAAAGGTCTAAACATTTTTTATACTGTTGCAAAATACTCCCAGTCTAAATCATTACATACTTTTTTCCATATCATATCCTGTTCTAACTGTTTTTCACGGTCTTTCATCATGGGAATAAAAGGTAAATACTGCGTTTGGTCAAGTAAAACACATAATTGATATAACGTATAAGTATAATTAAAAAAATTGGTTCTATTAGGAGGACAATGAACTGCCCATGGTTTTTGTATTTCAATGAATAATACACATAATGTTTCATGCAATTCTTCATTCATTACAGGAGGTTTTACACCAAAAAGAGAATTAATATATTGTATATGCTCAAAATATTTATTAAATCCTAATTTTCTTAATATTTCTCTCATTTTATCATAGTTAATCACCGACATATCAGTAATTCTTTCCTTTTTTATCCTCGCCTTAATAGCATCAATTACTTCTTCAGGTATTTGTGTTGTTTCCTTGGCTTGAAATTGCGAAAGAATTTCTTTAAAATGATTTAATCTTATATAAGCCGTGTATGATACTTCATTAGGTGGTTCTTTATTGGTTGGTTTTGAGTTGTCAACAATATAACTAACAAATTTACCACATTTAATATTGTTACATACTAAAATACCTTCTTCATCTTGTGGAATCAATTCTCCTTTATTACAAAATGCACATTCATCAATAGAAATTAAATAATCCTGTATATTATTTATTTCATTTGTCACATTTGTCCAATATTTCAAATAAGATTTTTTTGAATTATTATATTTTTCACTATTTATATTTTCAGATTCTTCATTTTTGGATTTTATTTTAAAAAAAGAGTTTAATACCTTTTTATTTTGATTTTCCAAATTTGAATCATTGGATATTTGTTTCTTTTGTTCAAAATATGAAAAAATATGTTTGGAATTGTCTAATAAATAATTCTTTTTCTCTAATTTTAAATTTTTTAATTGTGTATTAATTTCTGTAATACGATCTTTTATTTTCATAAATTCATCCAGTTCATTATCTTTTAATATTTTTACTTTTTCTTTTAATTCTTCCTTTTCTTGCTTTAAATTTGGTATTATCACTTTTTCTATATTATCAAACCGTTCTAACATTTCTGAATGTTTTACATCAATCGTATAAATATTTTGAGTGCGATTACTTTTTCTTGAATTTGACATTATTATTATTATTATTATTATTAAAAATGAGATGGCTTTTATGTTATTTATTGGTTAATTGGTTAGTTTTTAAGAAATTCGTATATTTTGTAAAAAACCAATATAAATTACTTTATATGAATAATTGTTTAAGTAATGAACTTCCTATAAATATTAAATTGAATAAACAAATGTTTCAAAAAATGATTTTTATTACGAATGCATTAGAACAAGGTTGGACTGTTAAAAAATCAAAAGACTCCTATATTTTTACAAAAAAACATGAGAATAAAAGAGAAATTTTTCAAGAAAATTATTTAGAAACTTTTGTTGCAAAAAATTTTTCATCTGACTTTGTTTTATCTAACAATGAAAATGAATAATTAAAAATTATATTTATGCCAATATTCTTGAAATTCACTCATATCACCTACAAATATATTCTCTTTTACACTTTTAAATTCTGGCTTATTTATTAAAAAATTAAATTTGTCTATGTGTTTATAACATTGGTCTCCGTCTAAAATATTAATAAAATATACATTTTTATTTAAATTTTCATATTTTGACAAATGTTGTAATTGATTTGACGTAAAATAATAAACATTTCTCATATATCTTATTTGTGCACCTCCACTATTACATATGATTTTCAGATTGAAATAATAATCGTCTTTATTATTTTTTAAATAACCATCAAAATTCTCTGTCCATTCAAAACCATCTTTATTTTTTAACGGAAAATTTACATTACATAGTTGTTTAGTATAACTGTTAATGCGCTTACTAGATTTTACAAATTCATCTTTGGTAATTTTTTCTATTAATTTCTTTTGATATTTCTCACACTCATTTTGTTTTCCATCTTTATACCAGACTTGATTTTGTCTCCATACTCTGGTTTGGAATTTTGAAGGTGTTATATAGAATTTATTATTTAATGACAAACTATAGATAATTTTTAACATACTTAATAAAAGAACATATTTCATTATTTTATCTTACATTGAACTTTTATTTTTATCATTGACATTTTCTAAATATATATGGCAGCATGAAGAGTTTTTATTTTTTTATTTATATCTATTCTATGATTTTTTAAGGTGTTTATAAAATCATATTCAAACGCATATATGGATTGTATTATAACTTATTTATTTAGGAAAAATTTGTTTTATTTTTTTTTTATTTTTTATGTTTTTTTCCAAATTTTTTTCTTTTCCTATAATATAGCTAAGAATGGCTGGTGGACTTATGCAACTCGTCGCCTATGGCGCTCAAGACGTGTTCCTCACAGGAACTCCCGAAATTACCTTCTGGAAGGTGTCTTACAGACGCCACACTAACTTTGCCATGGAGAGCATTGAACAAACTTTCTCTGGACAAGCTGACTTCGGTCGCCGTGTTACTTGCACAATCAGCAGAAACGGTGATCTTGCTTACCGCACTTACCTTCAAGTCACTCTTCCCCAAATTGACCAAGACATGAAAGGTTCCACTGGTGCCGTCCATGCCCGTTGGTTGGATTTCCCCGGTGAGCAATTGATTGCCCAAGTTGAGGTTGAGATTGGTGGTCAACGCATTGACCGTCAATATGGTGACTGGATGCACATCTGGAACCAAGTTACTCTCTCCAAGGAGCAACAAGACGGTTACTACAAGATGGTTGGCAACACCACACAATTGACATACATCACCGACCCCGGATTCGCCAACGTATCTGGACCTTGTGCCGCTGAGGGTGGACCCGCCCAAGTATGCGCTCCCCGTAACGCTCTCCCTGAGACCACCCTTTACGTTCCTCTTCAATTCTGGTTCTGCCGCAACCCTGGTCTTGCCCTTCCCCTTATTGCCCTCCAATACCACGAGGTCAAGATTAACATTGACTTCCGCCCCATTGGTGAGTGCCTCTGGGCTGTTAAGTCTTTGGTTGAGACCACCGGCACACAATCTGTAAGCACTGCTTACCAACAATCCCTTGTAGCCGCTTCTTTGTATGTTGACTACATCTTCCTTGACACCGATGAGCGCCGCAAGATGGCACAAAACCCCCACGAATACTTGATCGAGCAAGTACAATTCACCGGTGACGAATCTGTTGGTTCCTCTTCCAACAAGATTAAGTTGAACTTCAACCACCCCTGTAAGGAGTTGGTATGGGTTGTCCAACCTGATGCCAACGTAGATTACTGCGCTTCTCTTGAGGCCGGTGAGACCCTTTACAAGACCCTTGGTGCCCAACCTTTCAACTACACTGATGCCATTGATGCCCTCCCCAATGCCGTCCATGCTTTCGGTGGTCTTGATGCCACATCTGGTTCTGATAAGTTCCTTAACGCCGATGGTCTCTTCGAGACTGACCGTGCCCCTGACACTGATGTTGATGCTGCTGCTACTGCCACATGGACTGGACAAGCTGCTGTTGGTGGTTCTGCTGTCTCTGATGCCGGAACATTCGTTCTTGCCGAGACTGCCCTTGACATGCATTGCTGGGGTGAGAACCCTGTTGTAACTGCCAAGTTACAACTCAACGGTCAAGACCGCTTCTCTGAGCGTGAGGGTTCCTACTTCGACGTTGTCCAACCCTACCAACACCACACTCGCTCCCCCGACACTGGTGTCAACGTATACTCCTTTGCTCTTCGCCCTGAGGAACACCAACCCTCTGGCAGCTGCAACTTCTCCAGAATCGACAACGCTGTCCTTCAACTTGTCCTTTCTTCCAGCACTGTATCTGGCACCAACACCGCCAAGGTCCGTGTATACGCTGTTAACTACAACGTCCTCCGTGTAATGAGTGGTATGGCTGGTCCCGCCTACAGCAACTAAGTTGCCTAATTCAACCACCAAATAAAAAAAATATAAAATAAATCATAAAAATTTAAATATTTAATTAGAATTAAATATTTATGGGTTTTCATATTCTCCAACTTGAATTACTTTATCATAAAGCTCCTTATATTCATTAGAATCTTCTTTATAACTTGATAACTTTATTAAATCTTCTAGTGCAGTTCCCTCTACTATAATATCTTGTTTTAATTCGTTTAAGATTTTTTTATTATTCAACAATTCCTCGATCATTTTTCTATCATCATCATATCTATCACTCTCTACTTGTTTTGATAAATAAAACATTGATACTTGTAAGTATGGTTCATTTCTTACCACTCTATTAAATATTTCCTGATTCTCGTTACATAATCTATTTACACAATAATTTGTCAATTCTTTACTTATTTTAAAATTTTTATGATACCATGTTACTGAATGAGCCAAATACAAATTTGATAATATATCTGCCATATCTGATGACAACATTTGTTCTCCCTTTAATTTACCACCTTTTAACGCCACAAAATTCGATAAAGCTGCAAAATTTAATGTCTGTTGTTCTAATTTTGTAAAAGTGCCATATCCTATTAAACTTTTTCCATAAAGACTCAAAGTATGTTTTATAATAAGTTTTATATATGTTTCAAATTTAGTTTGATTATCTGTTAAAATAGAGTCTAATATGTGATATATATAAGGATGACTTTTGTTTAGACCTTGTCCAAATATTATCAGATTTTTAGTTAATGTATTACTACCTTCTACTGTAATTCCGATTGGAGCAGCTCTATAAAATTTCTCTAAAAAATTATTATCTCCCAAACATATTGAACCTCCTGCATTAATATCCATTGCTTCGTTTAATACTTCTCTTGCTCTATCAGTCGTTTGTTGTTTCATAATTGCTGAGATTACTGCCGGTTTCTCATTGCTATCTAAAATATTATTTGTCAAACCTACACTCGTATGTATTAACCACGTATTATATAACATGTTTATTAACTTCCTTTGCACTCCCTCCATCTTTATTAATGGAAGTTTAAATTGCTTGCGATTTTTGGCATATTCGGTTACACCTACCATAGCTGTATTGGATGACGCCTTTGCAGTTGCTGGTAAGCATATACCTCTTCCCGCCGCCAAACATTCCATTAACATTTTCCAACCTTTTCCTACATTTTTTTCGCCACCTATTACATTTTCAACAGGAATTTTTAATTCACCTTTTAATGTTCCATTTGGAAATCCAGCATTTAATGGATTATGATGAGTTCCTTGAATTAAGCCTGGATGATTATTCTCAATTAAAGCTACAGTGACACCCTCACTTCCCTCATTTAATAATCCATCATTATCTCTTACGTTAAATGCCAACCCAATTAAATTTGCAATCGGACCTAAAGTTATATATCTTTTATTTATATTCAAAGAAATCACCTTTTTATCTCCATCCATTATTACGTCTCCTGAATCTATACTACCAGTTGCATCAGAACCATTATTTGGACCAGTTAATCCAAAGCATGGTATAAAGTCCCCATTTGCTAATTTTGGTAAATACTCATTTTTTTGTTTATCTGTTCCATACTGTTGTAATAATTCTGCTGGTCCAAGAGAATTTGGCACCATAATAGCAACTCCTAATGCTGGGTTGTATGATGATATCTTACACAAAACTGAAGACAATTCTGTTACTGACAGATCCAGTCCTCCGTATTTTTCTTTAATTATAAAAGATAAAAATTTTTTTTTACCAATATAATTAAATATTTCATTAAAAGGACCAGATGGATATATTTCTTGATTATTTCCATACATTTTTAACAGTTCTTCTACCTCTTCATTTATCATTTTTTTTGTTATTCCATCATATTTTGGATATTTCACACTTCCTAAGAATATTTCTCTATCAAGTGATGTTGTCCCACTTTTTAATGCTATTAATTCTGTATCTGATATGCGAGGTATCAACTTTTTAGTCAAACCAAAAAGTTTTTTGTACATATATAAATAATTTAATATTTTTTTCTTAAATTATTTTACATTTGATATATTTAAAATCAACTTTTTTATAAAAGTATATGATTAAATTAATTTTAATATTCAGTTTTCTTTCATTATTTAATTACAATCGTTATAAAAAGCAAGTATTGATATTGCATGAAAAAATTAATCAAAATGATAATCAAAATAATACAAAAGACGTATATATTCTACCTATTGATTTTGAAAGCATGATTGAAGATTTTGATTCCTCTGCTATTGAAAATATGATTGGTAAACTCCCAAGAGCTCCTCTAACTGAAAATGAAATTATTGATGATAGTTTTGAAGGGTTTTTGAAAAGGGAATTTTTACAACTTGCATCAACAAATAAACAAATTAACTTTGAAACATTTTATTTTTGGAGACAAAAAGCTGGAATTATACTAACTAAAGAAGAAGTACAAGAAATTTATTATTCTATTATTCATAATGATAAACTTTGTGGGTTAATGGATTTTATTACTATTAATAAAATTATTGATGAAGAAAATAATGGACATTTTTAATCTATATCATTATTATTATTATTATTATCATTTTCATCACTATAAGCAAAATATTCTGCATTTCTTATATCAAATATACCTGTATTTGATATATCCCTAACAATTGACGCATAACTTGGTGGAGAATTATCATTTATAAATGCATTTAATGATATATCATCGACTTGAAAATCAAAGAAATCATTGTAAAACAATCTACTTGTTTCCTGCATTCTTTCTTGAATATTTCCAAAATACCAATTTGAAACTTCATCTTCACCATCAGTAAATGTATTATAATAATTATTATTATTACTACCTGTAAATTGCGGTCTTTTAAAATAAATATTTCTACAAATTGGACATTCATCTTTTTTAAAAGAACTTATTATTAAACATGATAAACAAAATACATGACCACAATTTGTTACTGCATAATTTATTCTATTTCCTGAACAATCTTTTTCAAAGTCATTCATACATATTGGACACGCCCCTTCATTATCATACATTTATATCTTATTTAATATTATAATATGAAAATACATTATTATTTAGGATTAATTCTATTTTATTTTGTTTCTCCCTTGTCTTCCCGTAAACCAAAAGACATATCACTTACTACTAAAAATTCACTTCTCATTCGTGGTCAAATAAATGAACAGACTGCTACTGATTTAATCTTTGATATTAATAAAAGACAAAATAAAAAAAAATTAATTCTTTACCTTGATACTAATGGTGGTTCCGTTGATGCTGGCAATAAAATCATTAATGAAATACAAAAATATAATATTAGTTGTGTTGCTAGCAGAGCTATTAGTATGGGATTTGTTATTTTACAATCTTGTCACAAACGCTTTGTTACTCCTATGGCTACTCTTATGCAACATCAAATGAGTTACGGAGTTGCTAATGAAAAAGCAAAAGTTGAAAGTTATGTTAATTTTATTGGTCAAATCGGAAATCATCTTGAAGATATGCAAGCAAAACGCATTGGAATTAACCCTTATGAATTTAAAATGCGCACTTTTAATGATTGGTGGCTCTTTGGAGATAATGCAATTAAAGAAAATTGTGCAGACAAAGTTGTTAATGTAAAATGCAGCACTGAACTTACCAATCAAACATATAATGTTGAACATGGAGTGCTTACATTCGTTTTTTCAAAATGTCCTGTTATTAGTGGACCTATTGAAGTTCGTAAAAACAAACAGAGCAAAAACAGCGTATATTATATTTAATTATTTTACATTAATCTTATATAAAAAATAATTTTTATATAATTTATTCTACATCTTCAACCAGTATTTTTTTCAATATCACATACAGTTTGTTCTAAGATTCGTGCGCGTTCCAACGCAATACCTGTGGTTTCCATACTAACCAAGATATCCATGTAATGGTCAAATTTTTGTAAAGTATTCTTAGTGGTTTGTAATAAATCTTTATATTCGGACCATATGACATGAGATTTAATATCTAAATCATCAACACATAAAGAATTTTCAGAAATAATTAATTTATTAGCAAATACCAGACGATCACATCGGATATGTTGAAAAATTGTATAACATTCAAAATGATGAACATTGACAATTACTTTACATTTTTTAATTAATTCGTCACGTTCTGCCCCCCAGCCAAGAATATTCAAACAAGATAAACCAGAAATTTGTAAATCTTCCCATAATTTTGTACGTTTATAAGTTAATGCGGAATTAACAGATGCATCTTTTTTAGGACAAGCATTCACAATACCAACATCATATTTATACTTACGTTCTCGGTTTTCCAATAATTCGTTTTCTTTTTTATTATATTGATAAGGAAAATAATAAATAGGCGCTGAGATCTCAATGTTATTTTCCTTAGCAAAAGTTTTCATGATTTCTATATTAGCAACACTGTAATCTGCAACTTTAATACCACGACGAATAAATTGCATAACATGGTCCATGCGTTGTTGTTCACTCAAGTTCTCCACATTAAGGAAAATAAAATTGGGTGCGGTGTAAATCTCAGGTGGGAAACCGTCTATATACATCCACATTTGTGTAAATACAATAACTACGTCAGGTTTCAAATATTCTTGATAAGAGTTTGCAAATTCAGTCAATTCTATGACTTCCTTAAATATATTCAGTGAATCAATATAATCTTCAAGAACCTTAACGCTGGATTTGTATACCAAAATAAATTTCTTCTTAGACGAACACATTATAATACGAACTGTTTTCAATGTAAACAATATGTATGTAATTATTTATTTGATTTTACGCATAAAAATATTTCTATAAAATTCGTAATTTTTTATATAATTTATTCTACATCTTCAAACCATTCCTTAGGTTTCACTTTTGTTTTTCCTCCATACATCACTCCATAATTGTTTTGCACCATCCAATCACATATATTTTCTTCTCCCAAATAAACATCGGCTAAAACTCTTCCATATTTTTCACTTTCTACATTCTTTAAAACTACTATTTTATTTAAGATCTTTTCTGCTAAAGCATCTCTTGCTATAATTGCATGCTTTTTTTCATTTGCATATTTGGTCCTTAGTTCTGGTGTATCTATTCCACTTAATCTTACTGAAAATCTATATATTGGGTATTTCTCATATGGCTTTGCTGCTACTGTTATCGAATCGCCATCGTATACTTTTATTACCTTTCCTACCTTTATATCTGGTTGAAAAGGTATTGCTTCGTCCCAACCTATTCCTTTGAAAGTTTCTTCCAAATCTTCCATTGTAGTATTCATAGATTTTTTTGATAAGCAACACAACATATTTTATATATTCAAATCTATTTATGCTTTTTTTGTAAATTCAAAATCATTTAATAATATAATTTAAATAAATATTGTTATATTTATCTACATGGAATTCTTACCAACTGAAATAAAAAATAATATAAAAGATTATTTAAGTTTTAAACCAAAAAGTAAAGATGACTTACAAGAAGCTGTTGATTTATGGTGTGATGATGAAGAAAGAGCATTAAATAAATATGGTCATATATCAAAATGGGATACATCATTAATAACAGAAATGAGTCATTTATTTTCTAGAAAAAGTAAATTTAATGATAATATAAACAATTGGGATGTGTCTAATGTGACCAATATGGAAAGTATGTTTTTTGAAGCATCATCATTTAATCAGCCACTTAATTCATGGAATGTTTCATCCGTATTTTTTATGTTTATGATGTTTAAGGGAGCATCCTCATTCAATCAGCCACTTGATTTATGGGATGTATCTGATGTGGAAGATATGCAGTATATGTTTTCCGATGCTTCATCATTCAATCAACCATTAAATAATTGGAATGTTTCATCAGCAACTGATATGAGTTATATGTTTTATAATGCTTCTTCATTTAATCAACCACTCAATTCATGGGATGTTTCATCAGTCACTAGAATGATAGCTATGTTTTGGAAAGCATCGTCATTCAATAAGCCTCTACATTCATGGAATGTATCATCAGTGCAAAATATGACTAATATGTTTTGGGAAGCAGAATCGTTCAATGAGTCATTAGATTCATGGAATGTATCCAATGTTAGAGATATGACTAATATGTTTTTGGGTTGTAAGAATTTTAATCAACCATTAAATAATTGGAATGTATCAAATGTAGTAAAGATGGATAGTATGTTTTGGGGAGCAAAGAGTTTTAATCAACCATTAAATAATTGGAATGTATCAAAAGTTAAGGATATGAACAGAATGTTTCATTTTTGTGAAAATTACAATCAACCTTTAAACAATTGGAATGTATCTAATGTTACTGAAATGTGTCATATGTTTAGTGGAGCGGATTCATTTAATCAACCAATTGATTCGTGGGATGTATCATCAGTTACTAAAATGCCAGCTATGCTTTGTCATGCATTATCATTTAATCAACCACTTAATTTATGGAATGTATCATCAGTGACTAATATGAATGGTATGTTCAGTGAGGCATTATCATTTAATCAACCAATTAATTCATGGGATGTATCATCAGTAACTAGTATGAATGATATGTTTTATGCTGCTTCATCATTTAATCAACCAATTGATTCGTGGGATGTATCATCAGTAACTAATATGAATACTATGTTTGTGGAAGCATCTTCATTTAATCAGCCATTAAATTCGTGGAATGTGTCATCTGTAATTAGTATGAGAGATATGTTTAATGATGCAGTATATTTTGATAGAAATAATGCAACATGGTATGATTTTGATTAATTTTTTATAGGAAAGTAGTTTAAATAAATATTGTTATATTTATCTAGATGGAATTTTTACCTATTGAAATTAATAATCATATTAAAACTTTTCTAATATTTAAACCAAAAACTAAAAAAGAATTAGAAAAAGCAGTTGATTTATGGTGTGAAAATAAGGATGAAGCGTTAACTATATATGGTCATATCTCAATTTGGAATACATCTTTAATCACAAACATGAGTCATTTATTCTTAAAAAAGGAAGATTTTAATGATAATATAAATCATTGGGATGTGTCATCCGTCACTGATATGAGTTATATGTTCTGTAAATCAAACTCTTTTAATCAACTGCTTGATTTGTGGAATGTATCATCAGTTACTGATATGTACTGTATGTTCTATAATGCAGTATCATTCAATCAACCACTTAATTCATGGGATGTATCATCCGTCACTAATATGTGTGAAATGTTCCAAAACGCATTCGCATTCAATCAACCACTAGATTCATGGAATGTATCATCAGTCACTAACATGCAGTATATGTTTCAATTTGCAACATCATTCGATCAACCCCTAGATTCATGGAATGTATCATCCGTCACTAATATGTACTATATGTTCTCTGCTGCAACATCATTCAATCAACCACTTAATTCATGGAACGTATCGAATGTCACTAATATGGGCGGTATGTTTTGTGATGCACATAAATTTAATCAACCTTTAAATGATTGGGATGTATCATCAGTCGAAAATATGAACTCTATATTTGAAAATGCAACCTTATTTAATCAACCACTTAATTCATGGGATGTATCATCAGTTGAATATATGAGGCAAATGTTTTATAGTGTAATATATTTCAACCAACCTTTGAATGATTGGGATGTATCATCAGTCACTGATATGTTTGCTATGTTTGAAAACGCAAAATCATTCAATCAACCACTTAATTCATGGAATGTATCATCAGTTGTAGATATGTCTGATATGTTTTATAAAGCAAGAAAATTCAATCAACCACTTAATTCATGGGATGTATCATCAGTTATGGACATGAGTAGTATGTTTTGTCGTGCACATAAATTCAATCAACCTTTGAATAATTGGAATGTATCACTCGTCAGTGATATGGGTAGTATGTTTGAAAGAGCATACGCATTCAATCAACCACTAAATAATTGGAATGTATCAATCGTCTTTGATATGAATGACATGTTCAAAGAAGCAAAAAGTTTTTATCAACCACTTGATTTATGGCACGTAAGAATAGAAACTAATACAAATGATATGTTCAAAAACGCAAACCCTTTACAAATATCTAAAATGAAACTCTGTCAATGGTATATATTCCATAATTCAGAATGATATTTTTATAAAATGAGCTATAGAATTTTTAACTTTATATGCAGTAAAATAAAAATATATTTTGCATTAATTACACTGCAAAATATAAAATGACTACAATAGGACTACAAAAAAACGCCGTTTTAAACTTTTTGTTTCTTTAAGTATAAATTCCAATTTATTATATTATTTGTAAAAAAAACTCAGAAAGAAATCGATCAAGTTTTCAAAAATGGACAAAAATAAAATGTCCATTTTTAAAAAATCTCAAAAAGAATTTTGAAAAAGTGTGTAAAAATACGATTTGCAGCGAAATGCAGTAAATGCGAAAAAAATGATTCAAATATTGACTGCATGATTTTTTATTCTTTTTTTGAAAAAGGATTTAGGCGTTTTTTTATATAGCATTTATAAGCACGAAATGCTACATGAAAAAACGCAAAAAAACGCAACTAATTATTTTTGTCAAAAATGTGACTTCTCATGCAGCAATAAATATGATTTTAATAGACATTGTAAGACGATAAAACATAATGCTACAAAATGCTATACTGATGCTACCCCAAAAAACGCCAACTTTATATGCAGCTGTGGAAGACAATATAAACATGCTTCTAGTTATTATCGTCACATTAAATTGTGCAATTCTACAGATAACTCTATAGATGAAGTAAAAATAACACATGAAGAGTATGATACAAATGGAATTATGCATATATTAAAGCAAAATGAAGAATTCAAAGAATTATTAATTGAACAAAATAAACTTATGGTAAATCAACAAACAGAAAATAAAACTTTACAGAAACAACTAATAGAAGCAGTAAAAGTAAGTAATGTGACAAATAATAATATAATTAATAATAATAATAATCAAAAGTTTAATTTAAATTTCTTTTTAAATACAACCTGCAAAGATGCAATGAATATGTCTGATTTTATTGAAAATATCAACATAGATTTACATGAATTGGAAGATATAGGTAGACAAGGATATGTAACAGGAATGACAAATATGATACTGTCCCGAATTAAGGACATGGACGTAACTAAGCGCCCACTACATTGCACGGATTTGAAAAGAGAAACGATGTATATAAAAGAAAATGATGAATGGAGTAAAGAAACTCCTGATAACATTAGATTACGTAATATGATAAAAATTGTTGGAAATAATAATATGACAGCATTACCGGTATGGAGAGAGAAACACCCCGAATGTCAAATAAGTGAACATCCACAATATGAATTTTGTATTGATATGATGAGAAATATATTAGGTGATGTAGGAGAGGAGCAAAAGAAGTTGGAAAATAAAGTGATAAAAAACTTATCACGTCATTTATTGGTTAATAAAGATTTATAATCCGCTGCATGTGGGATTACCTAAAAAGAAATGATAAAAGCTAAATTCTTTTCCAAGTTGGTCAACTTTATAAAGATAATAATCGCCCATACCAATAATAAGAATAAAAGGTAGTAGATATAAAACACTCTTTTCAGCCATTAAAATCTTATCATTAGTTTCAGAGTTAATTTTTCTACGATTATAATTATATAATCTTTGAGTATTTGTAATATATAAAATAAATAATAGTGAGAAGAATGCAGTATTCCAGCCTAGACGAGTCTTAGAAGAGAATAAAAAGATTGCATAAATCAATACAGCATAAATCATACTATCAAAACAATTTCCATTAGACCAATCAACAGGGTGAAGTTCCCTATCATTTTTGTCAAAATTAAAACCGCCTTCTAACATAATAAAAATGAAAATAAGTCCAATGCCAATGAGATGCTTTCCATAAATATTAGAACTGAGAAAACGTTGTGTGCTGCAAGAAAAAACTTGTGTAACGTAACCACCAGCAACAACTAAAAAGGCAACAAAAATAAATGAAATTTTGGATATATTACTAGTAAGTTGTTCTCCTTCTAAACTGTCTAATATAACTTCAGTTTCTTTGTTTGTATCTTCAATCTCTTTCATTATATATAAAATAAGGATATAGATTTTTTTAAAAAAATTGAATATTAAAATATTTTTAAATAAATAAATAAATAAAACTATGGAAATACGAATACAACAAATACCTGACGAACTATTAGAAAATATTCGGCAATACGTAGGAAATTGCCGAATATATAATGGAGAATTTATTATGACGTTGGATAAAAAAAGTGAAAATTTTATGAATATGGAGTATTTAATTAAAAAAAGATTAGACAATATGAGTTACAATTACACATATACATTGACGGATAAGATGATAGATTCTGGCTTGGACCGTTCAAATTTTATGAAAAATAAAGGCACATATTGGCATATTAACTCGTTATGGCAACAAGATAAATACGATAGAAGATATAGATTTATAATATATAGATATTATGCTGATACTAATAAATTAGTATTTCAGTATAAAAGGAAAGCATCTAATAGTATTAGGTTAGAAGCCGGTTTTAATGTTAAATATGTTATTCCATAGATTTTATAAATCTTATATTAAACCTTTTTCATGTGAAGCTACAATTACATACAAATTAAATAATACATATTTTATAATGCTATATATATTATGAATATATATATACAAATAATAGTAGGATTCTTACTTAGTGATATAATAACAGGGGGTTTTCATTGGTTTGAAGATAATTATTTAGATTATTGTACAGATATTCCTTTTTTGAAACAAATTGCAAAAGATAATGAATTGCATCATTATTTTCCAAGAAGTATAATTGGATATTCATATTTAGAAAATATTACACTAACATTACCAAGTATAATTATATTATTATTGATTGTATATTTACTTGATAAAAATTTACTTTATCAATATCCATACTTATTTATTACATTTTCTCTATTTTCATTAACATCTAATATTATTCACAAATTTTCACATATGAGGGATTGTGAAAAAAGCAAAATTTTATTATACATTAATAAGACTGGTTTTTTATGTTCACATAAACATCACGGAGAACATCATACAAACCCTAAAGAAAAGTATTGTGTTATTTCAGAATATAGTAATTATATTTTAGATTATATTGGATTTTGGAGAGGACTTGAATACATTATCTATATAACAACTGGAATAAAACCTAATACAAAACTATCTTATCAAGACTATAATGAAATCTTCATTTATTTGCATGAAAATTCAAAATTAGAATGTCCTGATATACCAACCAAAAAAGATATTAAAGTGTTGGAAGAAATTTTAAGTGTTCATAAAAGAAATTCTGTGTTTAAAATATAAAAAGGTTTAAAAAAATTGAATATTAAAATATTTTTATTTAATATAATAAAAATATGGGAATACGAATACCACAAATACCTGACGAACTATTAGAGAATATTCGACAATACATAGGAAATTGTCGAATATATGATGGAGAACTTATTATGACGTTAGATAAAAAAAGTAAAAAATTTATGAATTTAGAGTATTTAATAAAAAGAAGATTAGACAGAATGATTGATAGTAACAGATTCACATTGGCGGATGGGATACTTATGTTACTTGATAATCTTGGACGTGAAAGAAAATCCTGTAGTTGGCTTGTTCGGTCGTTATGGAGACAAGATAAACACAATCGAAGATATAGATTTATAATATATAGATATTATGCTGATACCAATACATTAATATTCTACTATAAAAGGAAAGAAACACAATCCAAAAAAGACCCTTTCAAAAAAAATATAGACATTGAATATGTGATTCCCTAATATAAAAAACTACGAATTCTTAGATTATTTTTTGATGGTGATATATATTTTATAGAAAAAACCGCATAAATAGAAATAAATTAAAAAATCATATTATGTATTGTGTTTCTAATTTACATACTCAAAATGAATTATTATTGAATGCATTACATGCATTTTATCAAGATGAAAAAAATGTAGAGATAATAATGAAAATAGTTAATGGTGATTCCAAATTATCTCTAAGAATAGTAGATTGGTTTGTAACAAATTATGCCAAAAAATACTATACTCATTACGAATTACCAAGTGCGAAATCACGTTTTAAAGTATATCATGATTATAAACTAAAACTAAAAGCATATTCAAAGAAGAGATTTGATCCTTTTTGTCGTTGGGAAAGAATAACTATACCTTTTGGAACTAAACATATGGAAACAACACTTGGACAATTAAATTTTTTTAAATGGGCAATAGAGAATGGTGTGATAAATTATATAGAAAATAATTATCAAGCAATTGAAACAGATATGAATAATCGTAATAGCACTGCTAAAAAGAAAGATGCGTCTGATGCAAGTGATAATAAGAAAACAAGAAAGAAACGTGAAGAGTTGTCGGTATCTGCAGTAAAATGCATAAAAAAAGAAACTGTAAAAATTGTCGTAAAATTTGATTTATAGACTAGGCTTTAGTTCACTAATAAATGATTGAATAGATTTCATCCATTTATAACCAATTTCGTCTTCATTTTTAAAATCATAAATAGCATCTTTATCAGTGTCTATTCTAAAAACTTCAATATTTTTCTTATTGTTAATTAACCAATTATCATGATAATCTTTACATGTTTGCAAATACTCATAACTAATACCGTCTTCACCATCTCTATTTCTTTTTTTAACACGTTGCAAGCAAACATTAGGTGATGCATCAATATATATGACAGCATCCAAATTCATGTCTTGTTTTCTGGTATTATAGAAATGTTCATATATCTGGTATTCAACTTCTTCCATATTATTACTGTCTTTTAACATTTTTGCAAATACATTATTATCAGCTTCAAGTGAACGTTCACAAATAATAATTTTACAATTTGGATTATTTTTAATTGTTTGAGCCAACTTAGAAGTTCTTGTAGAATAAGCCATGACTTGAAAGGCAAAGGAGAATTTTTGAGTATTGTTATAGAATTTTTCTAATATAGTTTCTCCATTTTTATCTGATATGGTTTTCCAAACATCAACAGGTTCTCTTAAAAACACGATTGAATCTTTATCATGTTTTTCAAGTTGTAAATTGTAATATTTTTCTAAGTTTTCAACTATAGTTGTTTTCCCTGAGCCAATATTACCTTCAATTGAAACAATTATAGGAGTTTTGACAGCATTAATGGAATCATGCTTGGGTTCAGCATTAACTGAGTGCATGTTTTCTAAAGAAACTATATATTATGAGTATATTTACTTTGCAAATACTATTTAAAAAATATTATTTACCAAAATCAATTTTTTATAAAAAAATATAATTAGATTGTATATTAAAAATGATAATAATAACAACCATCATATTATTTTTTATACTAAGAACAATCATTACATTATCAATAATGTTTTATTATAAATTCATAAGTAAAAAAGAAGATTTTTCACATTTTTTAATAGATAAAGAGGAAATAAATAATTCTGAAAAAAAAGTTCCTTTAAACATCTTTCAAACATGGTCAACTTTAGATTTACCACCAAAGATGAAAAAATCGGTAGATACTGTGAAACATACAAATCCCGAATTCAAACATTATTTATACGATGATAAAATGTGTGCTGAATTTATAAAAAATAATTTTCATAGTGACGTATATAAGGCATTTAATAAACTAAAACCGGGAGCTTACAAAGCAGATCTTTGGAGATATTGTGTGCTTTACATACATGGTGGTATTTATATGGATATAAAATTTCAAACAGTAGAAGGTTTTAAATTAATTAGTATTATAGAAAAGGAACATTTTGTAAAGGATTTGAAAGAAAGCGGAAATGGAATTTATAACGCATTTATGATAAGTTATCCAAAAAATCCGAAATTATTAGAAGCAATCGGAAACATAGTAGAAAATACACAAAACAATTATTATGGAGAAGGTCCATTAAGTCCGACAGGTCCAATATTACTGAAAAGTATATTTCCAGTTTCTGAAACAAATAAAATAAATATGCATATTGGAGAACATAATGGCAATTTAGCTATTTTTTACAATAAAATGCCGATTTTATCTTGTTATAAGGGGTATAGAGAAGAACAAAACAAGGAAAAATATAATAAACCATACTCATATTTATGGCATAACAATGATATTTATGTATAATGTGAAGTTTATGTAAAAATAGAGTATAATTTATATAAATAGTACATATGTTTGTATTGATTTTAATAGTGACCTTGATTTTTTTTATTCTGATTAGAAATCTAAAAAAGCTATTGGAGAACCTTGAATCAAAAAGTGAAAAAATACCACGTATTTTGATACAAACATGGAAAACGAATAAATTGCCTGAAAAGTGTAAAGATTTTGTTGCAGAATTAAAGAATTTACATCCTGATTATAGTTATTTATTTTTTACTGATGATGATATACATAACTTTTTAAATAAAAATTATGAAGAATATTTAAAAACATACGAAAAATTACCGTTAAAAATTCAAAAGATAGATTTTTTTAGATATGTAGCGGTTTATCATTATGGTGGTATATATTTAGATTTGGATATGAAATGTAAAAAAAATATGAATTCAATGTTAAAAAGCAAAGTAGTATTTCCTATAGATGAACATATTAATAAAATAAGTGGAAAAAAACCAAGGTATTCTTATTTTTATAATAAAAATCAAAATTTTCTGGTAGGTCAATATGCTTTTGCAGCAGAACCTAAAAATAAATTTATAAAAAGTTTGATAGATGGTATAGATAAAAACATAAATAGAATCGTTAGAAATGTAAATCATAATGATGATAATTATGTCTATGTAACAACTGGACCAGACTATGTAACTAAGAAGTATATGGAATATAAAGAAAAAAATGACGTAGAAATATTAAATAACGAAAAAAGACAACAATTTGGAGATTATGCAGAACATAAATATTTTGGTTCTTGGAAAAAATCAAAGCAATAATTTAGAGAGACTATTTGAAGGTTTATATTTAAGTAAATCAAGCATGTAAGAAGTAGTAGAAAATTCATCTCTACCGTAAATGTCTTGTAAGAGTAACCATTCAAATAAACCACCACTATATAACAAAACATTTGTAAATCCCAATGATTTAATTTGATTGTATTTATTTTCAGCAGCACTATCGAGTGTATTTTTTCCGTAGATAATGATATATTTATTTTTAAAATCATATGCATTTAACATATCATTAAGTAGTTTTTCTTCTTCATGACATGAAACGGTATTGGTAATTAGACAAGATTGTTCATTTATAGGTAAAGTATTAATAATAATATATTTGCTAGGGTAATTAATAGCATATTGTACATCTTCAAAAGAAGCTTTTTTAATAATAGTTTTAAAAAAAGAAGAAAGCATACTATATTTTATAAAAATTAACGTTATATATTGTTTTTGTAAAAAAATAATATGTAAAAAATTGATGATTTTTTAATAATAATTTATATAGTAAAAAAAGTCAATATGGATTTATTACAATCAAAATTAACAAGTTCAGAGTGGGACACTGTAGAGAAACCAGTATCAGAAGATGAAAAAGTAATTTTAAATTTGATTTTAAAGGGTTTTTATGAGAAAGATATTCGATTCAATAATATAAAAACATTTATATCTTACAGCAAAATAGAAAGAAGTGATGAAATTGATTATTTTGTATTTAAAACATTCTTTTCCAGTGATATAGTTAATATAATTAATAAATATGGTCAAGGAACAACCTTATCTGGAATGCATGAACTAAATTTTATGGAAGGAAAAATGATTCGTTCTTTGAAAAGTAGTGATAGTATAAGATTAAAGAATGTTGAAAAGGAAATTGAAAATAATAAAAATAATATTTTTGAATACATATTAATTTCTATGTTTTCAAATGTGTTGAAATATTTATTCAAGAAAAAGGACAAATATATATTCTATTTGTATACTTTGATTGAAATAAGAAAGACACAGATAAAAAACATTAATATATTTGTATTAAAGTATGTTGATAAACTAATATCTTATGTTAGCAGTATAACTAAGATTAAAAATATTGTATATAAAAGTGTAGATTTAATAGAAAAAAATAAATATTTAATAAAATATGGAGATATAGAATTATATGAACATCAAAAGAAGCTGTTTTCATTGTTTAAAAATTATAAAGATAAAGACAAAACAAATCCAATGTTTGTAAATTATACTGCTCCAACAGGAACAGGAAAGACATTGTCACCAATAGGTTTGTCAGAAAAATACAGAATTATATTTGTATGTGTAGCAAGACATATTGGATTAGCATTAGCCAAAAATGCGATTTCTTGTGATAAAAAAATAGCTTTTGGATTTGGTTGCAGTTCAGCAAATGATATAAGACTGCATTATTATTCAGCAGTAGACTATACAAAAAATTATAAATCAGGTGGTATTTTTAAAGTTGATAACAGTGTAGGGACAAATGTAGAAATAATGATTTGTGATGTGCAATCGTATGTCACTTGTATGCACTATATGTTAGCATTTAATCATGAAAATGATATAGTTACCTACTGGGATGAACCAACAATAACTTTAGATTATGAGAATCATGAACTTCATGAAGTGATAAATAATAACTGGAAAGAAAACAAGATATCAAAGTTGATTTTATCCTGTGCTACTTTACCAAGTGATGAAGAACTTGAACCGGTTATTTGTGATTTTAAAAGAAAGTTTGAAGATGCAGAGTATCACCATATAAGTAGTTATGATTGTAAGAAGTCTATACCAATCTTAGATAAGGATGGTTATAGTGTTTTACCGCATTATTTGTTTGAAGACTATAAAGAAACACAAAATGTGTGTAGTTTTTGTAATAATAATAAAACATTGTTGAGATATTTTGATCTAAATGAAATAGTAGAATTCATAAAATATGTTGAAGATGTCTTGGATTATGATGTAATAGATGATTCATTTGAGAAAATTTCAGACATTACTATGAATAATTTGAAAGAATGTTATTTACAAACATTAATGAGTTTGGATGAAGAAGATTATAAAAAGGTATATAAATATTTAAAAGAACAAAGAAAAAGTAAATTTGAAAACAATAAATTAACTCGTTCAAAAAGCTTAATGAATGAAACGACAAAAAAAGACACAAGGTTAAAAAGGACAGTAAGTGTATTTCAAGATACGACAGAAAGAAAAAATACAGGTGGTTTGTTAGCAACAACATCTGATGCTTATACATTTACAGATGGACCAATAATATATCTCACTGATGATATTGATAAAATAGGAAATTTTTATATACAGCAAACAAAAATAGAAAATAGTGTATTCAGTAAACTGATGACAAGAATAGAAAATAATCGTATTATATTAGATAAGATTGAAAAGTTAGAAAAAAAGATTCATTCAACAGAGCTTATAGATAAAGGAGACGGAGATACGGAATATTCTAAAAAAAGTGAAACAGGTAAAATGAATAAAGAATCAAGTAAAATGCAGGAGGAGATATATGAATTAAAGAAAAAATTATCGGTGTTAACACTAGATTCAATGTATAGTCCTAATACTATTCCTCATCAACATATATGGGCACCAGATGGTGAAGTAATTGAAAATGCGTTTGTATCAGACATAGGAGAAGAAAATACAAAAAGTATTATGAAGATGAATATAGAAAATATTTACAAAGTCCTACTTTTGTTAGGAATAGGAACCTTCAAATATCATAAAAATAAAGAATATGTAGAAATAATGAAAGAACTTGCAGAAAAACAAAAATTGTTTATGATAATAGCGTCTACCGATTACATATATGGAACGAATTATCAGTTTTGTCATGGGTTTATTGGAAAAGATTTATTGAATACAACACAACAAAAATTATTACAGGCTTTAGGTCGTATAGGAAGAAATAATATTCAACAGGATTACACGATACGTATAAGAGATGAGAATATAATTAAAAAATTATTTATGAAACAAGAATATAATTTGGAAGCAATAAATATGTGTAAATTGTTAAACACTTGAAAAGACATTTATTTCATAAGAAGTTTTTTATTTAAATAAAGAAGACTACAAAATAAACTTGTAGCGAGTTGTTTATATTTAATATATTTGTTGTAGTCTTTAGGAATTGCAGCTTTTAATGTAGTTAATGTTTTAAATATTTCATTAATATATTCTTTTTTGTTATTAATTGTTAAATGATAATCAATTCTCTCAATTCCAGCTTTTGATGAATAATCAAAGGTTTTTTCAATGTATTTTTTTACAACAATATCTCTATAAAATATTTTAAAGTCAGATACCTTCCACTTTTTCATATCTTCTCTAACATTTTTATTATTTTCTTCCAAGTGAATAAGTCTTGTTTCAGGGTCTAGAAAACTAAGTATATTTAATTCAATCTCAGGCGGTAAATTTTTTACTTTAGATGTATCAAAATTTTCTCTTAGAATTTGTTGTTCCTTTATTTTTTGCAATAAATATAGTTGTTTTTCTATTTTTTCGTTATATTCTTCATTGATTTTATTACAATACATTTGTGTTGTTCTAGTCCAATTTTCTATACTGTCAAGTGAATATTCATGATGCAACCCAAGATGAATGTTTGGTATAATTTCATCAAGATTTAATGAGATTAGATCATGAAAAGTGGTGGTAATTGTCTGTGAATGAGGAACAAATTTACGATTTCTAATTATTTCCCTGGGAAGAGGGTATGATGTTAACTCTCTAAAAATCTGTTCACTGTCATTCATTTTATTTTTTTGTAGATGTAAGACACAATTTTCATATCAATTTTATTTTAACTATAATATGTAATAAATACGTAAAATTGATAAAAAAAAATTAAGAATAAAAAATAGAAACAAGAAACAAGAAATATTTAGAATATGAGAAATCTACATAATTTTCATACTTTTTGTGTTGTGAAACATAAAGCAGGTTATTCATTTAATTATAATAATAAAATAGTGGCGATTTCTTCAAAGAAGACATTATTAGTGACAAAAGAATATCTATATGAATCTTATTTTAAGGATAATTATAAAACAATAAATAATATAAATAATATTAAGGATTAACAGTGAAATAAATATGTATCGTAATATTCCAAAAATTTTATATAAAAATACTTTAAAAATATGTAGCGAGATGGGCTTTAAATATGGAACAAGAAATAATTTATTTATATGCAAAGATATTAATAAAATATCTGACGGAGCTATTGAAAGAAAAATTCGTCAGGGCAAGATAGGAGATTTTATAGCTAATAATGTAATTTTTCAATATAAACGTCATAAAAACAATTTTTTCTTTATGGGTGAATTGTTAGATGATGGATTTACTGCTTACAGATGGGTAACTTATGTTAAATCACAGTATGATAAATTTTTAAAAAGAGAAATTGTTAAAGTGAAAAGATTGAATTAAAATAAAAAATATACAAAATTATATTTTTTATAAGATTAGAAACAT